GGCTTAAAGAAACTCCGTAGCCGCCTAAAAGAAGCCTCACGAGGAGAGATCCAGTGGGGCTACCCAGAAGCATCTGATATGCACTCTGACGGGATGTCTCAAGGACAACTCGCAGAGTGGCTCAATGATGGTGTACGTGATGGAGACGGTGGCTGGAGAATCCCTCCGAGACCGGCATTGATGCAGTCTGCGCTCACTGTAAAAGGCGCTATAGAGAAAGACCTACGTAGAGACGCTACCAAGTTCTTCGAAGGTTCTAGCTCTGTTAAACAGTTCAAACAAGACGTTGGGAGCTACTTAGTAGAAGACTTCCAAGACACTATGAGGAACTGGGTGTCTGTGGGAAGTGAAGCCCCTGATAACGCCGCAAGCACTATCCGTAAGAAGGGCTTCAACAGTCCCTTCACAGAAACTGGGGAGCATATACAGGCTGCCACATTCATACTCACATAGGAGGTCTGATGAGCATTGCAAGGTATGGCCTTATCAGGCGTCAACCCTTCACTGTCAAGCGTACTTCCGCTGGAGGCTATGTTGACGGGCGCTGGGTAGAGGGCACCGAAAGCACCTTTGAAGTAAAAGCTATTTGGTATCCTCTAAAGGGTAACGAGAAGATGATGCTTCCAGATGCTTTCCGTTCCAAGTACACCATCAAGATTCAGTCCCTCACAGAACTCTACTCTCTTCGAGAGAAAGACTCTACAAGTCCTGATCAGATATTCATAGATAACTATTGGTTTGAGATTCAGGAGAGAGATAAGTATTCAATGCGTGTAGTGGATCACTATGAGTACCTAGCTGTACGTGTAGAGCAATCAGCAGGGGGTGTCTCATGAGTCTTATCCAGCACATTGAAGATAGCTTCTACCAAGCGATTACTGAATACGTGACAGTTCCTGTTATCATTGACTACCAAGGTGGCCCTGAACCTGTAGGTGATTACGGAGTTATCTCTGTGGATATCCTCAATGAAGAACGCAAAGCTGAGAGTCACACCAAACTTGTTGATGACACTCTTGTTGAGGTTACTAAAGAGTCTTACCGAGGAATGATCAACATCCGTTTCTATGGCGCTAGTTCTTACGAGAATGCTCTCAAGGTGAGAGGTTCTATGAACAGTAGAGATAGGGCCGGATGGTTCTTCTCTAATAAGCAAATCGGCATACAACAAGCTGGTAATCTTCGTAGGTCTCCTGAGATTAGAGACACTGGAGTTATTCAGAAAGCTATCTTCCCCGTATTCTTCTTCATCTCTTATGAGCATGAGAATGAAATCGACTGGTTCAACGAAGTAGGTGTTGAATACTCTGTCACAGGTTCCGTTAATGGTGCTGTCAATGGTAGCTTCTCTGTCAAGGCGCTCACACTTGATGAGATACTTGATGTCGAGGGTGTAACAGACCAGTGGGTTATTTCCTCAGAAAAGCTCTACGAACTTGTCCATGAGCACTTACCCGAAGTTATGGACGGGTATTTCTAGTGTCTGCTAGCGGCACTTAAAACTTAAAGTTCCTTATAAGGAGAGCATTATGCCAACTACCCGTGAGTTGATCACTATCAATATCACACGGCAGACACAAGCAGTGTCCCGTGAAGGGTTCAGTACTCCTCTGATTCTTGGCTCCTCAGCCACTTTCCCAGAGCGTGTACGTACCTATAACAGCGTTGATGCTGTTGCAGAAGACTTCGCTACCAGTGATAACGAATACATCATGGCTTCGAAGATTTACTCTCAGGATAGCCCGCCAGTAACTATCAAGATTGGTCGTACTGATGTTGGTGACACTGGCATTACTGAGTCCATCACTGAAGTGGCTGGCTTCGATAATAACTGGTTCTTCCTGTTGCATGATGACCACACAGTGACTGTTCAAGAAGACCTCGCAGACTGGGCAGAAGCCAACCGTAAAATGTACATCACTTCCACTCAGGATGTTGATGCTTACGACGGCTCTGTCAGCACTGACATTGGTAGCATCTTGCAAGATAAGTCTCTGGACAACACCATGATCATCTGGTCAGGTACTGCCGATACTGAGTTCGCAGAAGCTGCTATGGTGGGTGTTGTTTCCACTACTGTTCCCGGCTCTACCACTTGGGCCTTCAAGAATCTCAACGGTATTACTGTTGATAGCCTTACACCTACCCAAGAAGCCATCCTTCGTGGCGATCAGTTCTCTATGGGTAAAGGCTACAATGTGTACGTCACTACTGGCGGTGTGAACATTGTCTTCGATGGCCGCATGGTAGGGGGCGAATGGAATGATGTGATCAGAGGCGCGATTTCTCTAGAAGCTCGCATGCGTGAGAACATCTTCTCTACGCTAGTCAACTCTTCAAAGATCCCGTTTAACGATGAAGGCACTGCAATTATCCGTGCCAACATGCTGCAAACTCTGAAGAGCTTCTCTGATGCTGGTTTCCTCGAACCGGACTACACAGTTAACGTTCCGGATGTCCGTAGTGATGATTATGACTTCAACCTCCGAGTGAACCGTGTAGCTAATGGCTTCACCTTCACAGCCAACCTGACAGGTGCAATCCTGTACGTTGGTATCCAAGGCACACTAATTTCCTGATAGGGAACAAGGAGAAATAACATGGCAGGACAAGTTGGAGTTTTCTCTCCCACAGCCCTTCAGATGATCATCTCAAAGCCTTCCCGAGGTCTTGAGCGTCATGTTGTTACGGGCTTCGCAGAAGGTACTGGTCTGACTCTCTCACCGGCTACTGAACGCACACAAGCTAACTACGGGATGAAAGGTGATACCTCCCTAGTAGTGTCTGCTGTCAAGGCGTACACTCTGGAAGTTAACCTTCAGACCACCAGTCATTCTAATGACATCCTCTTCAAGCTGCTTCGTATTGGGACAGACCAGCTAGACCCTCTGTTCACCATTACGCTGCTGGATGGCTCTGGTCAGACCTATATGGTTGACAATAAAGCAGCTATCCTGACAGAAGGCGATTACTCATTCTCTGATACTATTGAGGCGCGTACTTGGTCGTTCGTACTGCCCAATCCCGATGGTATAATCGGTGGTAATGGTAGCTTCGATGCTCAGACACAATCAGACTATGAAGGTCTCGGTGGTACTATTGATCCTCGTTGGCAAGCTGGTTAATACGTAGTACGTACCCCTGTCGGAAATCTGGCAGGGGTTTTCAGCTAAGGAGGACACATGAGTACATACGTTTACGCGCCTTCCGAGGTGCGAGTCCTCTTAGCAGGACTATACAGCATTACAGGCTTTGCTGAGGGAAGCTCAGTAAGTGTCTCTAAAGTAACACCCCCTTCCTCTTCCTCCTTTGGCATCTCAGGCCAAGTGGAGAGAGTCCAGACTCCCGATAGGCGATATCGAATCGACTTATCCTTAATGTCTACTTCCCCTTCGAATGATCTTCTGAACGCCATGTTCAGCATTGACCAAGCATCCGGTCGTCTCCTCCTTCCTATTTACATCCAAGACGGAAGCGGTACTTCACAGTTTACAGCTCTTGAAAGCTGGATTACCGAAGTCCCCTCTATGTCTTTCACTGATGGTGTAGAGACTCGTACATGGACTATTGAGTGCGCTGATGGAGTTTATGGGCTAGGTGGTAACTCGAAGGATCGTGACATTCTCTCCCAAGCTGCTCAGCTATCCACAGTCATTTCTCAAGTGGGTGGTTCTCTCAATGTATTCGAAGGACTCTTCTAGGAGGATAAATGACTACACGTACATATCGTCCTGAAGATGTAAAGCTTCTTATTGGGACGTACCAAGTGACTGGTTGGACAGAGATCAGGATCGCTCAGAATGCTAAATCATTCAGGCATGAGAGTGGCCTACGAGGCAAGACTACTCGTGTAAGGAACCGAGATAAGAGTGGGGCAGTTACAGTTTCCATGCTACAGACCTCTCCAGATAATGACTTGTTCACACAGATCGTCACACAAGACGAGGTAGGTCAAACTGGAAGGTTCTCCCTAACACTGACAGATCTTTCTGGTCAGTCTAGCATCATTCTCCGTTACGGCTACATGGAAGGCTATCCTGATATGGGGTTCTCCTCAGAAGGCCAAACACGAGAGTGGGTGTACAACTATCAAGATGTTGTTGAGTACGCTGTTGGTGGCAATGCCAACAGCTCTATTGATTTGCTCAGCAGCTTACTAAGCTAACCTAATACGTGGGGTATTAATTATGCGCGAACAGATTACAGTGACAGTTAATGGCCAAGAATACATGATCACTCAGATGGGTGGTCAGGCAGGCTTCCGTGTAGGCAAGAAGCTCGTGAAGATCCTTGGGCCTTCTTTGGCAGCTCTCATGGCAGCCGGTGAAGAAGGCTGGGGAATGTCCTCTGCTATCGAAGCCTTTGCAGACAACATTGAGATGCTTGATGATGACACTACCAACTCTCTGATGAGCACTGTCACCAAGAACAATATGGGTATCAAGTTTGATGATGAGTTTGCTGGTAACTACGGCACTCTGGTACAGCTCCTTGTAGAGGTCATCAAGGCTAACAAGTTCCTTGACGTTTTTACCGTAGCTCAGGACGCTTTGTCAGCCCAATAAATCATCCTGAGAATACTGGAAAGGAATCCTATCAGCAGAAGGTATGGCGGGCATTCTGCAAGACATCTGATCAAGAGGCAGAGCTATACCTGCTGATAGATAACAAGCTAGCAACTTATAGGGAGCTTCAGCAGGACTACTCCCTACCTGACATGCTAGACCTACTGGAAATGTTAGAGGTTAGGCAGGAAATGCAATGGGCAGCAGAGAAAGACAAAGATGTAGCCATGAAGGCTGCTGAGGCTAATAACAGCAGGAGGTAGGTATGGCAGGGGAAAATGCAAAGTTCTTTGCCTCGCTAGGATTCAAAGCTGACTACAAAGAGCTTGATAAGTTCGAGAAGAGGCTCAAGAGTCTTAGAGGAGCAGATGTACGTGCCCAAGCACAGGCTGGGAAGGAGTCTTTAAAGCAAACTTCTAAGGATAACCAGAAGAAGCTAGGTCTACACAGCGAGCTAATGAGGCGTTACCGGAAGCAGGAAGCTACCTCCTTGAGACAGCTTGCACTGGATCGTAA